TGGAGCGGCAGTAGCGGATACGCCTCCAATTGTTTCAGCGTTTACTGGAGCGAAAAGTATTACTGAGAGAAGACCGAGACAGTATCTGTAATGGATTCGACTTCTGTGGTGCGTTGAACTGTGGTTACGTTCGACAGTCCAGGACCGGAATAGGTTTCTACGAATTGGAATGCTGCTCCTGGTGTGACAAGTGTCCAATTGGGCTTCTGTCCTGTTTTGAGTGCCTTCCATGAATCAACAGTTGTTGTTCCTGGGGTCATGCTTGACCCTGAATGTTGAACGTTTTGACCAGATACAGAGTATTGCCAACCGGTGGCATAGTCTTCACTGACAATTGTCTCAGTGACTTTTGATTTGGTCTCAGTGTGAGAGGTCATGCTGCCACTGCTGAAATTTGGAACAACAGGGACAGCATTGGCGGTTGGAGCAAGCAGAAGCAAAAGCAGTAAGGCTCGCATCACTTCACCGTGAGTTCAGTGACAAATTGACCAATGGCCAGGGTGTTTGCGCCTCCACCCGTAATCGTCATTGCCCCTGTGGGGCTAATGGTCCCGGCTAAGGTGCCGAGCGTCCCAGCAGCAGTGCTTTGGACACTGCCAAAGTTTGCAGCTGTTCCAGTCGTTACGGCTGAGGTTGGGACGACATCAGCTTGTGTGTATGACTGACTAAAGCTAAACGCAGCACCTGGCGTGTCCTGAGTGGCAGCAATAGTTCCTGGAGTGTAAACACCGCTTGTAATAGTCCCTGCCGAGACAGTGTTTGCAGTGGTGCCATCTGTTGTATCGATGTATGAACCACTAATGCTGAATGTGCTGCCAATGCGTTCTGCGGTCGTCACCGCTCCACCAACCTGAAGCGAAATGGAGCTTTGGATTTTATGGCTGAGATCAGCGTGAGCTGCTGGAGCAAAACTCAACGCAATCGCTAAAAATGCTAGACGTTTCATTTCGTTGAAGGCGTCTTGGTAAGTGGTTCGATTTTAGGCGGTGTTTTCTTCTGTTGATTGGCGGTTTTACGTTCAATACCAAAGCTTGCCATTGCGCCAGTCAGAAGACTGGCCACAAAAGTATTGTCCATTTTCATCTGAGGGAAGAACCCTAAATAAGAAACGGTCAATAATGTTGCGCTCCAAACCAAAACAGCGCATTTGACAAGATCTGCAACTGAGACGCCTTCTTTCTCGTCGTGATTTTCCTGTGGGTCTGCCATGATGAATTGACGCAATTGGTCGATGGTGGTTGAAGTCTTTGCTGCTGTTGCTGGAGCGTCGATCGGGGTTGCCGGTCTAGGGATTGTTGGCGCGAACCGTCAAAACCAAACAGGTCGTGATTCGCTGGTGAGGCTGACTTCAGCTGTTGATAATTTAGCCACCAGGATGGACGTTCTTCACTCTGACCTAAGGCTGAGAGATCAGGAGATTTTTGCTCGGATCAGTGAGCTAGAACGTTGTGTTGCACGGCTTGAGGGCCATAGCGATCGGAACTAGACTTTCGTCAACAGCAAGAGCATCATGGTGTTTCTCGTTCGTCCGATCTTGTTCTCGTTTCTGAAGAGCAAGGCAGTTAAAAGGTTGATCGTTGACTTGTTGACGGCTTACGCCAAGACCACGGACAACACTGTTGACGACCAAGTTGTCACATTTGTCGAGAAAAATCTATTCCCTGAGATCAGGGTCGAGCAATGAGACCTGATCCCGCTTGGGTGCTAGTTAGCGGGTTTTTTGTTTTGGGGACTCTGGTCGCTGTTGTCATTGGAGGCGGTGGGTTTCTATTCCTTAGCGGTTTTCACGCTGGGGCTTTGTCCAGACCTGAATGCCCTAAACCTGCGTTGAGAAAATGAATCGGTATTTCATGGCTTTAACACTGCTGCCTTTTTTCACTCACTTCAGACCGGGAAACCCCCATCAGCTAGCAGCGATTAAAGAGCTAGAAGATGCTTTGCCTGAGGAGCTACTGCGAGAGGACGTGGCTTGGTTTGAAGCTTGGAAGGAAAGCGGAATAGCGCAGCAAACCCATGTGCCCTACTTCCATCAGTTAGATAACAAAAGCGGCAGGGGTTATAGAGAATGCTTCAGCTCTTCTGCTGCGATGGTCGCTGCTTTTTATGGAAAGGTAAAAACAGATGATCAGTACAACAGGATTAGGGAACGGTTTGGCGACACAACAAGCATTGACGCTCAAGTTCGTGCGTTGAGAAGTTTGGGTTTACATGCTGAATTTCGTCAAGACGGTGATGCAAGCTTGATTGAAGCTGAGTTGTCAGCAGGTCGTCCGGTCATTGTGGGCTGGCTTCATCACGGTGACATGAGTAGAGGCGAACCACCAATGTGCGACAGCTATGGTTGCGGCCATTACAGCGTTTTGGTGGGGTTCGATAAAGATGATTGGATTATGCACGACCCAAGAGGCTTGCCAGATATTGAGAAGGGACATCACTCAAGCCGTTATGGAGGAAAGAACGCAAAGGTGTCACGTCAAGCGTTCCAGATGCGTTGGGAAGCTGAGGGGCCTGGAACAGGCTGGCTCATTTTGGTTGATGATGAGTAAGCTGGCGTTTTAATTGGTCTGTATGGCGGTTCTGTGCGATTGGGAAATTAGATCTCTTTGCGATAGCCATCAACTGGTTTGGCCTTTCGCTCCAGAATTATTGAACCCAGCAAGCTTGGACCTTCGCCTTGGTCATCGATTAATGATCGAGGTTTCAGACAAAAGAGAATTGATCGAAATTGATATATCGGACAGGACGGAAGAAGATCCTTATTACCTAGCGCCTAGTGAATTTGTACTAGCTGAGACGATTGAGACGTTTAATCTGCCTGATGACATCTCGGCTCAGTTCGTCTTGAAGTCAAGCCGCGCTAGGGAGGGGCTAAATCATTTGTTAGCTGGTTGGTGCGATCCAGGTTGGCACGGAAGCAAGCTGACGCTTGAATTGACTAATGAGCGCCGGTATCACGGCTTGCATCTGTATCCCAATCTGAAGATTGGCCAGATGGTGTTTCACAGGATGAGCAACGTTCCAGACATTAGTTATGCGGTGACAGGCAATTACAACAACCATTTACGGGTCATGCCGTCTGTTGCTGCCTAATGGGTCTTTATTGGTTCTGGTCATATCTAATTGCCTTCTGGTCAACGGTCGTCGTCAATTGCGCCAAGCCGGTCAATTGGGATAACTGTTGGCCGCCACAGGAGTGGCTGGTTCCTACGTTCCATGACTACATTCGGTCTAAGCGTCCTTACTCTGAGGAGCGCAAGATCTTGGAGTCTGTGGAGAGCAGTAATGGACGACATGCAATGGATGATCGCGGAACACACTCTCCATGAAGAGCTGATGATGGAAAAGTCAGTTCGATCTATTTACAACACTGAAGACATTGAAGAAGTCCAGGGCTTATGCGCTGCTTTAGTTAGGCAGAATTGGCATCAACGGAAGCTTTTGAGTCAAGCGGTGAGCAAAGTTGCCGAGATGGATGCTCAGCTTGCTTGTTTGGAATAAAGGCGCAACGCCTGTTCGTAAATCCAACGAGCTTGCCAGTCTTGAGCGTGGTAACGGGTCATTCCGTTGCACGTAATTTCCCAGACCCATTGGCCATTTTTTGAGACGCGTTTGAGAGTCGGTTCCATCTCTTCAAGTTAGATCGAAGAGCGGGGACTTACACGAAGCGGGCATAAGGTCATTGGCATACCTCACCAGCCCTTTCGGACGATCCCTCGGCCCAGCGCGATGGTGGGTTCCCGACTTCACTACTGGTCCGCTTGATGCCCCAAGCATCAGAAATCGATGCTGTTGTTTGCCTCCGGCTTGCGTGGCTTCTGATCGCTAATAGCAAGCAACAGATAATCGTTGCCAGCTTTGCTGACCCTAGGGCGAAGGCCAGCGCGTAGCTGAACGCATTGCTCCCCCTTGTCGTTTGTGGTTTTCGGAGCGTCTTTAATCCATGCACAGAGCTTGCGAAGCTCTTCAATAGAAACCTCAGAGGAAGCCCAATAGGCTCCTTCTGTTTTTTGGTCCTTGTTGCAGTTGAACCAAAGAGTGAAAGCGTCTTGTGGAAAATCAGCCATGTTACTTACCTGTGAAAAAACGAGAGATGATGATTTTGAGGGCTTGATTAGCGTTATAATCGCGCTGCCTCATAAAGTCGCGAAGCTTGTCGCCAAGGCTTTCGTCGAGACGAACTTGAAACAAGTTGTGAACACGTTTGTCGTCTTGAATAGCCTGTAGTTCAGAGCGAGTTTTTCGCTTGTTGTCTTCAGGCATTGACGGCAAACTTGATTAGATTGGCATTCATCCAGTCTTGGTGTTTTTTGCTCGTAAGAGCAGGAGCTACTTTAGCATCAGGTTTTAGATTAAAGTCCCGTCGAAAGCTTTCACAAAAGGACGCAAGGCCCTCCGGCGTTAGCTCTTTAATCAGGCCAAGACAGAGATTGCGATCGTTTTCAGAAAGAGGCTGATTGCCATCAACTACGCCCTGAATTTTTGCGGCAGGTTTGGCGGTTGGCGTTGGTTCTCCCCGGTGAGGGTTCTCAACTTCTTCGCGTGCCCATAACTGCCAAGCAAGGCCAAACTGCGCAGCGGCTGCGGTGCATAAGCATCTTCTATGAGAGTCCGTAAGGTCTCGTGCGCTGACTTTTTCGTAGGCAACCGCATTGTTGCGGTTGTCCATAATCGCTTGAGGGAAGTCAGGCGTTCGTTCACCATTAGGGCCGGTAAAATAGCCAACAACGTAAGCCGTGCCGTTTGGAGCTTTCCAGGCATGACTAGAGTCAACGTAATGAGCAAGGCAGAACTGCCAGCCTGGAGCGTGTTCATGCAACAGGTGCATAGTGCGGCACCAATTGACATAATCAGCCTTGTAATTGCCTGTTCCTTTTTGGCTTACGTCGTCGGTTGTGATGACGTTGCCAAGATTAGGAAAGGGCTGTAACGGTGATGATGGCGCAGGGTTGTTCATTTTCGAGAGTGAAACGTCGGTGGGCATAAAGGCTTACAAATTGAGAATCGTCATTGACAACGTTTGCAGTGTCGAGACTGTCAAATACAGCACGGCAAAGCTTGTCTAGGTCTCCAATCCTTTTAGAGCAGTGGGTAGGGGCTGATGCTTTTAAGCTGCCGTTTTTATTGAAATGTGATTTTGGGCGATCAAAAACGAAAGCAATGGAGGCAGACATCGGCTTGTCTACTATGGCATACCACCCATCAGGCAGTGACTCCTTTGCGGCTAAAGCAACAGTTTGCCGCCATGGCTTACAGCGTTTTGAAGACTCCAAAAGGATGCCTCTGCCAACGTGTCGCTTGCTGCCCTGTGGGGCTGGCTTGCCAAACACTACAAAGGTGAAACTGTTAATGAATTTGCCCCCAATTGCTTGGCCGTGGTTTTTGCTCGCGGAGAGCAAAGAAGCCTTGAAGCTCAGGGTAAGAGTTCATAACTTCTCTTGCTGCAAAAGCTCTGTGGTTGTTGTTGACTTTCAAGCCAAAATCTCCAGTTGAATGGCGCGTTTCCCAACGCAAGGCTTCAAACAGGCCGTTGATGCTGTAACGGTTATGGCCAAGGCTTTTTAACTCAAGAGCCATTTCTGCAAGCTTGGGAATCAAGAAAGGATTTTGTTTCTTGCAAGCGTGCCATTGAAGTTCAAGCTTGCTAGGAACGGTCATCGTTTTTTGTCTCCTCGTAAATATTGCTTTTTAAGTTGTGGCTGTGACCCATTGCTTCAATAACTCTCATGTTTGGCTCGCAGTCTTTGCCAAGCCCAATCGTGTCAAGGTAATCATTGTTTCCAAGAGGTATTGGGGAAAATTGATCATGCGACCAAGAGTCATGGTTTATTGGAAACAAGTCATCACTGCCAGAGGTTACATCGCCTTCAAAAGCAACATATCCTTGACCAGCTTCGCCAACAAAGTCACTAGGGTCTGCCATCAAAGAAGGAGAGCCCCATTCCCAGTCTTGAAACTTATTGTCTTTGGTTTCAAGAAAGTCTTCAACGTTTTCTCCAAGCTCATCATCGTCGTCGAAGCCTGCTTGCAGGTTGTACTCATGAAATTTTTCTTTACTGACAACAATCTCGTCAATGACGACCTTGTATCTAAGAATAGTGACGAGAGATTCTTGATCTGGAAAGTAAGAAGTCACTTGAGAGCCTCGCAAGCTTTTTGAATGCCAGCGTTGCAATCGCGTTGAGTCATCTGGTCAAGAGTTGATGTCATGCAATACCAGGCAGCGCCTGAC